TAAACCGTATCTATTTTGTTGTCGTACATTTTCTTCAGCATAATTAACATTGTATTTAATCTCACCATGACGCTCAAGAAGCATCGCCTTGTGTAGAGACGCCAATTGGTGTGGTTTTAAGACCATTTTTATATTTTCAGGTTGTTGTGATCGCGGATCATCCTCCAATATTTGGAACTTATAACGATAGTCTGTATGTAGCATCTTTTCAATGTATAAAATGGTTTATATGTTATATCAATTTTTATGTTTCATCTTTTTTACGGCAATTTATCTAATTGTTCGTTGATCATATCGTATTTATATACAATCGTTTTGAACTGTCTTATGATATAACTTAGATTATCAGGACCAATGTCTGTACGATCTCTCGTTATCGTATCAAAATCCATACCGCCTACAATGATACACATCTGTTTACCTGTTATTAAATAGACACTACTCAGGGATGCTTTAAAGCTGCCCTTTGTAATTTTATATGTATTCCATAGAACAATATAGGGTTTTATAACAACATATTTGTACAATAAATTGTTACTATCTTGAAGCATATCCTCTATTTCGAGAAGTGATCTAACTTCACTGTCAGCTTTTTTTGTATCCATTTCGCCTCCGTCTTTTATTTCAAATAACTGTATGTATATGGTGTCGTCTTCTATATCAACTATCGTGTAGTCTACTTCTATATTTTTACCATTTATATAGAATTTAAGATGCATATAATGGCCTTCGCATAATTCATCAATATGTGTAATAGGAATATCTCTATATTTTGGTAAATTACTATTATATATATGGTTTGCTATATATTCCGTCACAAGTATGTTTCCATTTATTATAGATGCCGAGTGTATCTTTGAAACTAATTTTGCTATATCTTTTTTAATATCATTATAGCTATCATTGTTTGGATTTGATGCTATAAGAAGACGAAAATATCCGCTATCTGCTATATTTTTTCTACCAGAAGCGTGTTCAATGGATGCCCTATATACTTTTCTTGTTTTGCTATTATTTTTATCACTATTCAACATCATCATTGGTCTTCTAACACAATTTTGTGCCATATTCGCTATGGACCGTTTAATATTATAGTGAAAAGTATTCGTATTGTTATATAGATATAAATATAGATATAGTATGGCGGAACATCCAGAGATTCTGGACAATAAGACGCCAAATGAAAGATTTTGGATCGTTCTATGGATTATCTTGGCAATTACATTTGTAGAAGCATGCGCACAGACAACATTAAAAACAGCCCGAATAAAAAAGATGCCACATCTTGCTCCATTAGGTATAATATTCTATATTATTGTTGCTGCCCTTTTATACTATTTATATAGATACGAAGGTCTTGGGCATGTGAATATTGTATGGAGTTGTCTATCCATTATTGTTGCCATTTTGATCGGTTGTATTTTGTTCAAGGAACCTCATAACAAATACACATACATAGCAATCGTAGCAGCATTCGTAGCTATCTATTTCGCACACCGTGCCGATGAGCTTGGATAATTTTTATATTTTGTTTTCTTCTAATTTTGCTTGTTCTGCTTGTTCTGCTTGTTCTGCTTGTTCTGCTTGTTCCGCATTATCTACCATTTGCCGATAGATATTCGCGGGAAATCCAAACCAGCCATGGTGTTTCAATGTGATATTTGTATATAGATGTACCTTACCGCCACATCCGCGCCATAGGGATGTAAAGCCATAATCTTCACTTTCAAAGCGCTTTGAAGCAGGATTAATGGCAGCAGGAAAGAAATCGTAAAAGAGATCTTTGTCGGCAGACATATAGCCATCAATATCGTTAATATACTGCTTTTCGGGATATGCCTTACGCATGGTGTTAAATACATCGCGCTTGATCAGCAAAAATCCTGTAGTAGCATATGTAATTTCAAGTATTTCCGAAATTTCAACAGGTGTATTTAACTGGATAGATGTATGTGTACATAGCTCCAATGGATTGGCTGGTACAACTTTTCGTTGAAATACCTTTTGAATGATGTCTTCTCGTAGCCATTTCTGCGCGTATCCGGCACAGATAACATCCTTATCGGATCGTATAAGCTTGAACACATCTTCGGGCTCAAATTCAATGTCGCTGTCTATAAAAAGTAGATGGGTAGCATCTGGATCTGAGAGAAATTGTGCTACGGCAGCATTACGCCCACGACTGATAAGACTTTCAAATGTAATTGGAAATAATGTAGCGTTTATATTATTATTTCGCAAAGTAAATAATAATTTTAGTAAACACATCATGAACGTAGTATTACATGTATGATTATAGCAAAGCATAGGTATAAAGATCTTCATTTTGTATTTGTATTTGTATTTGTATATACATATTTATACGGCATCGTCTTTATACACTTTTGAAATTTTCCGTTTTGGTTTGAGTTCTAAATTCTGCTTTGTTAATCGCCAATTACCCGGTTCTATTTTTGGAACACGGCACTGATATAGTCGCGAAACCTCAAGAAATTGCTGATTGGCATAAACGCGAAAATTCTCTATAACAGAAATCCAGTCAATTATATTTTGAAATACAATTATATCCAAAGCTAAAAATTTACGAAACTCGTTATTGACAACCATATTTATCATTTCAAATATCTGTTGTAAAGCAGTATTTCTTTCAGCGCGTTTTGCTCTCCTATAAAGCTCTCGCTTCCATTCTTTTTCCGTACATCTATTTGAGAGATAGCTTATTCGTAAGTCAATATTATCATATGTATAATTTGTGAGTATAGGGATCTCAATCATCTCTATATGGACATTGATACGATGTACATTCCAAACCATATCTTCTAAATCGTGACTAAGAAGATCGTGTACAGCTAATTTTTCACGGATAGCTCTTACAGAAATGCGATTATCACAAAGGTTTTCTACTTCGTCTCCTGGTTCTCGTGGAATGTTTCCATCTCTGCTATTTTGCCGTAACCATTCATAATAATGAGGATTATGGATTCTTTCATTCTTTATAATCTCTCCTGATTTCCAACAAAATGGAGTATGACATTGTGTACAGAACATCACATTACAACCATCAATTTTATGTATTTGAACACCGCATTTCGGGCATCCTTTTGTGTCTTTCATAAGGATTTGTGCTGTCGCCATACTGTTTGGATCGCAAATATGTTCATTTTCGGTTTCTTTTGATTTTATTTCATGGCATTTATTACATACGGCTGTTTCACATAAACCACATATCCAACGCGTATTAAGAAATCCCCTACAATCTTCCTGAGGACAGGATCGTACAAACGGTTTTCTTTTATTTTTTCGTTTTTCTATATCTGGCATATTTTCCTGATCACTTCCGGATTCACTCGTGGCATATTCAAAAGTCGGCGTATTTCCTTGAATATATGTATTCAAGGCATGTTTGCGACGCTGATTTAAACGAACAAGATGGTTGTTAAGATCAACATTTGATCGTGCTTCGTTTTCAAGCGTCTTCATTTCTCTATATATCTCTTTCCACGTATATATGTCTTTTTGTAATTCCAAAGGTAATTTAGAGTGATGTTTTTGTATATTTTGTCTTTCATCATCTGACTGGTCGCTATCCGTAAGTGTTTCGCTCATATTAATTTCAATATGTTTTAGTCGTAATCCGCCAGCTATAAGTTCGGTACGATTCTTACGCAAACGTTCAAGTGCTTCCCTTTCTTCGCGTCTCATGTCAAATATCTTATTAATAATTATATGGTTCGCGTTGTAATTGGCATCAATTTGATTTATTCTTTCAACAATAGGCTGTGTAGCTGGGAGTAATGCTTTTTCTCGTTCAAGCATGAGTTGTTCGGTATGGCTTTTAAGTGTTTCAATAACAAATGTTTTTGTCATCGTATTGTACATAAATTCGCGATTCCAATTTTTTTGGCACGACATACATCTCGGCATAGATGGTATAGATAGTATGTATTGAGATACACAAGATCTACAACATTCGTGACTACAATAAAGGCATTCCACACATCTTCTTAGTTGTATTGTATATGTTTCACAACATATAGGACACGATTTCGCGGTTTCTTTTTTACGCTTCTTCTCATTATTATCGTCGTTATTGTCGTTATTGTCATTATTGTCATTCATCATACACCCTATTTATAAGTGGCGACGATTGCTATACTACAAACTAATCAAAAGAATTTCATAAGTAAGTTATTTTAAGTTAAAGAAAAATACATAAATAGAAATAGAAATAGAATCATAAAGATGTCAAATCGTGTCGAACAAATGAAGAAAATTCAAATGGAAGCATTGGAATTATTTACAAAAAAGAACATTGATTATGGTGACGCGTTTGCTAAATATGGTGTAATAGGCGTATTGATGCGAATTGAAGATAAATTACAGCGTTCTATGTCTATCACAAAAAACGGCGTAACCTTGGTTAATGATGAAGGAATTCGTGATACACTGATTGATTTACATAACTATGCTGCAATGGCTTTGATGTTATTGGACGAATAAATTTTATTAATTATTATTTTCTTATTTTTGGAAAGTTTCCTTATATTCTGATTGACGGATCAATTCCTGGAACAGCGAATAGTCGCTTGATACATTTGAGATTATCCTGAATACCTGCCATTTGAAGAGCGGTAAGACCTTTCTTGTCCTGTATATTCACATCAATTTCAGGTGCTTTAAGCAACTCATTCATACTTTTTATATCTCCTAACATAGCAGTGTAATGGAGAGGTGTGACCCCTTCATTGTCCTGTATATTCACATCAATTCCAGGAGAGGCTACTAATTCTTTGACTACATCTGCGTATTTATTTCGAGCAGCCACGTGAAGAGGTGTTTCAATCATCCTTCCGTGTATGAAATTTACATCCACTCCTCTTTGAATCAATAATTTTATTTCATCAATCTTTCTATTATTAACTGCAATTAAAAAGGCTATTGTTATAGGTATAATAATATCTTCTATAGTTTTTATAACAGAATTAGATATTTTATTACGATTATGTGGTAAGGTACGTTTTTTAAGGATCCATTTATATAAATTAAACATATCATATACGACATAATTATTAATATCTTTTTGTTCTATCACTTCTATTTGTTTCACTGGATAGATATACGCATTTTGACCATTATTATTTATAAATATGGCATTTTTTGGATAAATAATTTCATCGCTAATTATATCTTTACAAATATGTCCTTCGTGATCTAATAGCAAGAGAGTTTTGTCAGTATAATCCTTCTCGTCTAATTCTGAAAGATCTGCCAATGCATTCTTATAATATTCATCCGTTTGTTTATTTTCTTCACTTCCTAAACTTTTTACTCGTTTTGTATTTTTTATAGAATTGATACTTTCTCCACTTTTCGCTTTTTCGCTTTTTTGTTTTAAACGATTTTCAATATTTTTTAATTTGTTAACAGTTAATGATTTAAACTGATAAAGTTGATCTCCGGTATAACTACCCCCTCCCTTTTGTTTTTTCTTACTTTTCACTTTCATATCTACAATACTTTTAGGAAATTTTTTTATCTATTATTTTTTAGATTTTTCAAAAGACTCTCTATATATCTTTACAGCGCGAATGGACGCTTCTTTTTGAATAATAACAGGAGCGGGGTATTTTACATCTATATACTTCGCTCGTATCTTTTCGTCATCCCATTTGTGTATATCTTTTGGATCTACTTCTTGTAATTCGGGTACCCATTTCTTGATATACTCAGCATCTTTATCAAACTTTTTAGACTGTATATATGGATTGAAAGGAGCTCGGAAATAAGGCACAGCGTCGGGTCCAACGGAAGCACTCCACTGCCAACCCATAGCATTTGATGCCGGGTCGTAATCCACTAATTGTTGTGCGAAATACCGTTCTCCCCATCGCCAATCAATAAGAAGATATTTTGTTAGCAGATTGCTTGTGATCATGCGCACCCTGTTGTGCTGCCATCCAATCTCGTTAAGTTGACGCATTCCAGCATCTACAATAGGAAAACCTGTCTTACCTTCACACCATTTCTTAAACAAGACCTTATCATAACTCCATGGGATGGCTTTGTCAAGAGCGTCGTGAAGTGCTTTGCCTCGTTGGAGTTCTGGTTTAAGACCATAGATCTTCATATAAAAGTCCCTAAAAACCAGTTCTCGTATAAGCCCATGGTCTTTTCCAAAGAGTTCTCGTATATGCCAATACATTTCTCGTATGCTTACGCAGCCGAATTTCAGATATGCTGACATAAGACTTGTCTTTGGCATGGCGGGATAGTCTCGTTTTTCTTGGTAGTCTTTTAAGTTTTCTATCATTTTCATGCGCTTTAGACCATTTTCCCTTCCCCCATGAACCGATATGTTTTGATTTTCCGTATACAATTGTTTCAAATTTGAAATAGAGATCACTCCTTTTATTTTTTTAGAAAGTTCCGTGATACTTACAAATTTACCATGGAATGGCTCTGGTTTTCGTATATTATAATTTTGCTGTAGATGTCTATAATATTGAGATAAGACCATATAAGGTCGTTCATTTTCAAGAAGTCCTTCACGTATACCAAGAAGACCATAATCCTCCGATGTTTCAAAGGCTATCTTGTTTTTCTCACAAAGTTTTTGGATCGCTTCATCTCGTTTTCGAGCATATACCGTATAATCTTCGTTGCTGTAAATTGCGGATATATCACCTACTTGTTTGAATAATCTGGATAATACTTCTATATTATCTCCTAAAATACAAAGAAGTCCTTGACCTCCCGTTTTTTTAATTTGCTCATCTAGATCCGTAAGACTTTCTGTCATAAATTGAACGGCATTATGTGAAAAATATTTATTTTTTTTTGGATCAATCTGTTCTGGTGGAAATATAAAAACAGGTATCACATCATATCCATCATTGACAGCTTTAATCAATCCGCTATTATCATATAGTCGTAAATCCCTGTGAAATAAAAAGATACCTTTTTTTGTCATTTACAATACCTCTATATCATAGACACGCAATTTTTTACTAAAAAATTGACAATTTAAAAAAATGAATAAGATCTAAGTAGAATAGAATTACCGGAATATAAAAAGAATGACAGCGACAATTACTTTTGTAGGCTTCAAAAGCACAATAAAGAATATGATGGATTGCGAACCAAAAATAGTTAGTATTACATTAGACAACCTTTCGGAGGATGTCATATCGTGTAAACAATGTTTCTATCATGGAGTGATTACGGATGTTCCAAAAGACGCCTTTAGTACCTTTGCAGAAACCCTAGAAGAAAAATCGGATTTAGAGAATGAGTTTAATGATTACGTTACTATTTGTATGCTACTTAATGATACAGTTCTGTTCTTGGATCTATTATGTAATGCAGATGATTATACGGCACATCCTCTAAGCATGATTGATATTTCAAACATGGTTCGTGATAAACTGGACAAAGTATTTCCTACAAAAAAGCTAACCTATCTTCCTCAATGTCAAGAATGGTTTAAAAAACAAGAAAAATATTACAAAGATCATCAAGAATCCATGGCACAACTAAAAGCACAGATTGAGTTATTTAACCTGTTACATCCACACTAATATATCTATATTTGTTTCATTATCTATATTTTTTTACAATACTACGCGTTTCTCATGCCCGACGCGCAGATCCGTGTTCAGCATGATCGTATAGCCAGCATTTTGAATATTCTTGATAAAGCTGACATCTTCTCCTGCCATATCTTTTAGAATGGTTCCATCCTTTGCTTTAATTTCCTGAAGAGGCGTATAGAAATATGGATATTGTAGCGAATTAAGTACTTCCTTACGGCATGCGAACATACCAAGACCAACGTAGCTGACGGGCATGAATTTCAAACCAGTTTCCTGTTTCCAATTAGCAACGCTTTGAGGTGTTAGAAACTGGAAGGATCCATACTCGGCAAAAAAGTCCACATCCCAGTCTTTCACAACCGCAAGATGTTGCATATCTGCCATCATATACTGTGCGGCTACGACGGGATGTATTTCTGTATTATCAATCAGTTCCATGATATGCTCAGGAGTCCATACGATATCTGAATCCAGAGTAACCCACACATCATAATCCATATCATTAAAAGGCTTCTGGTCGCATCCTCGTAGAACGGATAGACCCATCGTATGCATACGAGCAAAATGTACGCATGAAGATACACCGGGCGCGATGA